ATAGGATGGATACCATCCGATCTTGATGTCGACGGAATCGGAACGTCCAGCACGGACAAGATGATTCCTGTCGGCGAATGGCAATTCGCCGCGCTTAAGGAAAAACTTGAGCAAGGCACCATGGCCGGTTATCGGTGAAACTGGTAACCGAACCTTGACTGCAGCAGCTTTGACAAAAGGCTTCTGCAACCAACGGTCAACTTTATGGGTTTCGTAACCCGTAAAGCTGAATTTGCCTAAACTAGGAGACGTTGGTTCAACCGCAGGGAAGGGTATTAATCCTTCAATGTAGCTGTCCAACCACTTCACGGTTTGCCACAGGCCACGCTGATAAGCGTGATTCCTAAAGCTAACCAACGAAGCAATCTCCTTACCATGCCTGCGTGAGGTAGGGAACTCAGTACGAAAGTACAGGACAGTTACGTCTGTACCATCGTAGTAGTCCTTACCGCAAGACTCTCTGAACTTTCCAGTCCAGAAACTCTTGCCCGAATTCACCTTAAACCCAAAAGTTTCGAGTGAATCAATCACGCTGTGCACTTTGTCCGCAGGGATAATAATATCATCCCCAAAGACACGCACCTGGCCCTTCATCTTCTGAAGAAGAGTCCGGTTAACCCGTGTGTTGAGCTCTGCAGCAATACCCATCATTACAACGGTCGTAAAGACCATTGCTTCGATGGGAAAGCAGAGAGCTGAACCCATAGATGCGAACTTGGACAGACGTATAACGCCATGTCCAGGCACATCAGCTTTCCTTGACCGCGTTGCATCTACAGCCCTCAGCAAAGAGGGGTAGTTATGCAAAGCGTTACGGACGAGCTGATTGGAGACACTATCGGACGCCATACTCAAATCGAGCGTGGCGAGGTTCCCAGTCAGGGATCCCTTGCGAGCCAGTTCCTGGTGAGGAACGTGGTCATCAAATCCGACGAAGAGCGAGGCGATGTCATCTGCCTCTATCAACGCATATAATTGCTCTTTCACCGCTTGCTGCATATATTGCATGCAGGCCGGTTCCATTGCAATTATACGAGGTGTCATCAGCGTTTTAGGTACCGTAACGACCTTAACAGGTGTTTCGGCGCCAGGTTCGGCGACTTCGAGGAATGGCTGGACGTACTCTTTCGAGAACGCCCAACTGCTAGATAGGTTGTATTCCCATGGGAATACATCCTGAAGTCTAGCTGTCCATCGACGTTGGTCGTACTTTGCATTAGCAAAGTACTTATCAGCAGTCGATCCAGGGCCGTGCTTCGGTAG